TATGGTACGATTGAGGTTGTAGAAGAAGATCCTCCAAGAATTAAATTTGATTATTTCTTGGATGATCCAGGTAAATTTGAATTTAAATACTTGCAATCAAATAAAAAATTTGATACAATGATGGGTGACATATTAGTGTCTATTTTTGATAATAACATTCTGAAAAAGAAAGAATTAGATGACGAGGCTGGAACAGACGATACTGAAGAATTTAATTTACAATGAGGCATTTACCCGTAAAGTAATTCCCTTTATTCGTTCTGATTATTTTAGTGATGATGCTGAACGAATTGTTTTTAAAGAAGTTTTTGAGTTTACCAACAAATACAAAAACCTTCCATCACATGAAGCACTTGTAATTAATCTCACCGAAAGTAAATCGCTAACTGAACCACAAGTTAAGTCGGCGATTGAACTCCTCAATGCAATCAAAGAAACCAAAGATGAAACAGTAGAACTGGCATGGATTTCTGAGCAAACAGAAAAATTTTGCCAAGATAAAGCCATCTACAATGCCATCATGGAATCTGTTCATATCCTGGATGACAAACAATCTAAAAGAAGCAAAGGAGAAATACCAAAACTATTGAGTGATGCTCTTGGTGTTTCTTTTGATAGTAATGTTGGTCACGATTATATGCAAGACTTTGATGACCGATATGATTTCTATCATCGTGTAGAAAGCCGTGTTCGCTTTGATTTGGATATTTTCAATAAGATTACAAAAGGCGGCTTGCCAGTTAAAACTTTGAACATCGCACTTGCTGGTACTGGTGTTGGTAAATCATTGTTTATGTGCCATATGGCCGGTAGTTGTTTATCTCAAGGCCATAATGTTTTGTATATTACCATGGAAATGGCCGAAGAAAAGATTGCAGAAAGAATTGATGCGAACTTGCTCAATGTCGATTTTAATGAATTACATACCATGAGTAAGAATGATTATGAACGCAAGTTTGAAAGCCTAAAAGTAAAAACACATGGTAAGTTAATCATCAAAGAATATCCTACAGCTGGAGCTTCTTCGTTACATTTTCGTGCTTTGTTGAATGAACTTGCATTGAAGAAATCATTTAAACCAGATATTATCTTTATTGATTATTTGAACATCTGTGCCTCTGCTCGAATCAAACCTGGCGGTAATGTAAACAGTTACACATATATCAAATCAATTGCTGAAGAACTTCGTGGTCTTGCTGTAGAAAATAATCTACCAATTGTTTCTGCAACACAAACAACAAGAAGTGGTTTTACAAATTCTGATCCTGGTTTGGAAGATACAAGTGAATCGTTTGGCCTGCCTGCAACTGCCGACTTTATGTTTGCTTTAATTACAAATGAAGAATTAGAAAGCCTAAATCAAATACTTGTTAAGCAATTGAAGAATCGTTATTCTGATCCAAATGCCTTCAAACGATTTGTTGTCGGTGTTGATAGGTCTAAGATGAGATTGTATGATGTAGAAGAATCAGCACAACAAGGCATTACTGATTCTGGTCAAGATGAAGATCCAGGCCCAATTAATACATTTGGTAATCGTGAAGGTAAATTTAATCGTAACTTTGGCGGCTTAAAAGTATGAGTTTGAATTACGATCAGGCCTTACATTGTGCTAAGGTCTTTGAAGATTACTTTGGTGATTTCAATCGCATCGATGAGTATATGCGTGAGCAAAAACTAAACTCTCTTGCTGAGTTGCCTTTTGCTTTGCCTGGGTGTGGACCTGAAGCAGATTTATTTGATGATTTCACTATAAACCCACAAGACATGGAGTTTGAAGTTGTTGAATTGGAATCAGCAAGATGGCAGTTATATTTGGATATAATTTCATCACACAATAATCTATCATCACCTGGTCGTAATGTTCGTTTGGCTGTGATGGAAAAGAAAACTCAAAAGTGGGTTGGTTTCATTCGTATTGGTTCTCCAACAATTATGATGAAGCCAAGAAATGAACTTCTTGGTTGTGTAATGACGAATGAACTAGAAACAACTAAAGCTTTCAATCGTGCAGCTGCAATGGGTTTTGTAATTGTGCCAGCTCAACCTTTTGGTTTCAATTATCTTGGCGGAAAGTTACTTGCAGGTATCTGTTGTTCACATGAAGTGCGTGAGATATTGAACAAAAAATACAAAATGAATACTTGCTTGTTTGAAACCACCAGTTTATATGGCACCACAAAAGCAGTATCGCAATATGATGGTATGAAACCTTATTTGCGATTTGGCGGTGTAACTGAATCTGACTTTTTACCAATGATGCACGGCAAACCATATGAAGATTTGAAAAATTATGTTGAAGGTATTGTTGGTGAGTTTGTTCCTGCTGATGCTTCTAGCCGTAAGTTGAAGATTAGTACCACAATTATTGCGATGACCAAAGCCGCATTAAAGAATCATAAGAGTGATTATGATACATTTATGGCCACGATCCAAAAAGCCAAAGGGTTGACCGAAAGAAAACGATACTATTATTCAAACTACGGTTATTCCAACTTCAAAGATGTGGTGCTTGGAAAGACAGATAAACTTGTACCAGACAAGGAGAACTATGACAAATTTCATATGGAAAACATCATAGAATGGTGGAAAAAGAAGGCTTGTAGTAGATTTACAACACTTCAGACAGAAAATCGACTGAGAACGGAGATAGAAGTTTGGACTGGTGATAAGGAGATTGACATTATCAGATAGTCGTGGTAGGATAAATACATGAATATGAAAATTCCTACTAAAGTCAATACTGATAATTCAAGTCAATCTGGTGCTGGTGCAGAAGTAACCGCATTAGCAGAATCTATGCAAGCATATGCTTGTGCAACTAGACAACATTATGGTAAACCTCTTGGTGATATATCTCAGGTTACAGAAAGAACAATCGCTGATGCTGATTGCGATAGAACATTAAAACAATGTATGAAAGGTCTTGATGAAAAATGGTTTCTTAGCATTATAAAAACAGCAAATAAAATTTTCGAAGAAGTGCCTGGCGCTAAGACAGGAAAAAGATTTAAATTTTATCGTGGCGGCCGATTTGTAGATTCTATTTACAATCAATGGAGAAAATTTAAAAAAGATAGTGGCATTACTGGTGATGATAAATGGAATCCTGCTGATATTTGGATGGCCAAAAAAGATTTTAGATTGAAAGAAGAATGGCCAACACTTAGAGATTATAACCGTTACATTTATGATGAGTTTGCAAAAACTAATTTGATTGGTATTTCTTTAAAAAAGTTAGATCCTAAAGCAACTGAAGCACATTCTAAAATTTTTAATAACGGTAAACCACTCATAGCACAGTTTAGAGGAATAAAACTCGGCGCAAATATGTTTGATTCAAAAGACATTTATATACAATATAAATCAGAAGGCGTTGATGGCGAAATTCAGTTTCGTAATTTTTCTAGTAGACCACAACCATCTTCTTGGCAAGGAGAAATTAAAGGTAAAAGTGCCGCCGGCGGAAAAATTGGTGGAGGAATTATAATGTCTGGTGCTATAGAATCTGGAGTTCCTAGGACCAAATTGACACAACCAAATCAAGTACCAATTGAAAACCCAAAAGATTCTGATTTTAAAGAATTTGCTACAATGTTCAAATACTTGTCAAAATCTAAAGATAGTTTAGATAGTTTAATAATGCAGGCAAAAGCTGGTCATAGAAAAGATAAAACTTGGTGGATGTCCAAATATCTTGGAATTAGTTTAGTATATGCGGTATTGCAATCTAAAAAAGAAGATGATTTTTGTAAATACATTTTTGAATATGCTTCATCTGCTACAAAAAACAGTAGTATTTTTATAAAGTATAGCTAATGAATTTCACAGAATACTTAACAGAAGGTAAAGAAGGTAAGAATGTTCACCTCGAGCATATTGAGGATGAAGTTCTAAACTTTGGTGTTTCCGGTGCCAGGTCTGCCATTAACTTTCTACAATCACTTCGCAATATGTTGGCAGGTAATGCCGAATCAAAAGTAAATGTTACGACCAAATGGGATGGCGCACCTGCTATTTTTGCTGGTGTTAATCCTGAGAATGGTAAATTCTTTGTTGGCACCAAAGGCGTATTCAATGTCAATCCAAAATTAAACTATACAGATGAAGATATTGACAATAATCATCCAACAGAAGGCCTTAATCAAAAACTCAAAGTAGCCTTGCGTTATCTGCCAAAACTTGGCATCAAAGGT